TAGCTAATGCCACAACCGCCCCAGCTAAAGCTATCGCTCCGCCGGCTAGTGTATACAACATGCTAGCCGGGGCCCTCTCCCAATGATTTACCAGTGTGCCGAATGCGTCCGCTGCCATTTGCGCGCCATAGCCCATCGCTAGCAAAGCGGCACCAAACGCTAATACGGCGACAACAGCCACTCCGCCAGTTTTAACAGCCAACACTGTAAGCGTGACAAACAGACCCAGCACGGTCGCTCCCATAATAGCCAGTGTCGTATTTAAGTCTTTTGCTTGGGGGCCTAATTTAATAAGCGAGTCAGCAATATTATCTATAGCCATCGATGCAACATAAAACGCACCGCCAAGACCTACCACAGCCAAAGCAAAACCAGCAAAACTAACGCTATTTTTCTTTACAATAACTCCCATTATCGTCATCGCAGCCATCAATGCCGTAGCTGCCCCAACGAACTTCCACATACCATCAATAAAGTTAGATGCATACTGCTTTTCGTATAGGATATAGGCAACCGCGCCCAGGGCTGCGGCAAAGGCCAAAAATTTAAGATTACTAATTGCCTGAACCACATTAAATGCCATCATTAATCCCTTATATGCCATAAGAGACTGTAAAATCGGAGTAATGACTTTTTGGTTTTCTTGTAATAGTCCCACAAAGCTCCTAAGACCGTCGATTAACGGCGTTAGCACAGGAGTAGCAGCAGCTATCAATCCATTGAATTGCTCCTGAAGAGACTGCACAGCTTGCGCGTTTTTCGCCATAGCTTCATAGTCGTCACTTGTTTTGTTTAGGTTACTGCTCATTTCCTCGGTGTTGCCGGACATAACTTGCGCAAGTTCCGCGACTGAACTAAGACCAAGCGACTCAGCATACATTTTTCTTTGGTAATACGACATGTTATCGAATTCTAAACCAGCGTCTGAAAGCGCATCGCGGATCATTCTAAATCTTTCGGCAGGATCGGTTTCCATCATCATATCCATCGCATTGACAAAGTTTCCACCCAACATTGCATTCAGTCTTCCTGACATCTCCGCGGCCTTATCGAATGTATCAAATTGATCGGTGATCTTCAGTAATTTGTCAACTTCCATACCTGTGACCTTAGCTGCGATTGCCAAGTCTTTAAATGCACGTGGTCCATCGCGGCCAAGTTTTGCCAATTCGCCGCCGACTTTACCAAAGTCTGCTATCATTTGGTTTGGTGCAACTCCGATATCTTTTGCCATAGCGACCATTGAGCGAGCAGTATCTGCTGACTGTTCTGCGTTCTGAGCCATGGCTTTTGTTGTTAGTTGCATCGCGCTAGCAAAATCTTTAGAGCTAACCCCAAGTCTTCCAAGCATAACAGCGTTATCACCAACATATTCACGTGATTCTGCGGTAAGCATCGTAAAGTCTGTGAATGTGCCGAATAAATCTTCGTAGGCTCCGCGAACTTCTTTGGCACTAACTCCTAATTGCTTTGTCGCCTCAAACGTGTTTGTTAAAGATCTTGCGAATTGCTCATTGGCACCGGTTGCTTGCATAAATGCATTTTCCATATCATACAATTGGAATGCTAAACCAATCGTATTGTTTATCATCGCGGTACCGATGCCGGCCATCGCTTGATGTAGGCTGCTTAATGGAGTTTTCAGTCTGTCTAGAACTTTTCCAAACGTTGCTACTGTGGGTGCTAATTCATGTTTGAAGATGTGAAAAGATCTTGCTACTTCGTTACCAAAATCTTCTTGGCTACCGACAGCTTTTTCAAGATTTTTCTGGATATCATCTTGTTCTTTTTTCTTTTTCTTAAAGAGATCTACTAGTTCTTTTTGACTTTTAACATCATCTTCATTAAGGCCTTTTTTCTTAAAAAGCTCTTCATTTTGTTTTTCTAATTGCTGTCCCTGGTTTTTTAGTAATTCAGTTTTTTGTTTATTGAAAAGGTTATCGCCTTTTGCAGCGCGATTTCTTTTTTCATAGGCGCCCACCATTTTTGAGACCACTTCTTCTTCTTGTTTGAGCTGATCTAAATTAGTAGGATCGCCGGCGGCGCCGGTGCCACCACCATCTGCAGAATCGCCGCCGCCCTCCATTTGTTCTCTGAGTTTGATGATTTCTTCTGTTAATTGTTGTAATTCTGCTTTAAGCTCGTCGCTGGTCGCCATGCATAAAGTTCCTTAATTTCTAATGTAATTAGTTTAGTCAAAAAAAAGACGGGTTATCCCCGTCCTCTTCCTGAACTTAAACCTGCTGGCATAGCTGGTTGATTTTGCGCCGTCAAAGTTTGAGTTCTACTGCCGCCCCTGCCGTTACCTTTACTTGCCTTTTCTATTGCCTCTTTTTCGTCCTCTAGCTGTTTAACCAAACGTTTTACAAACCAATTTCTGAGTCCAACAGGTAGATTGTACGCTTCTGAAAATGACCAGCCTCCAGAATACTTTAAAAAGAAAAACTGCTCATATATGTTTTCCATATACTCAGGCGTCAGGCCAAAAAAAGTCCGCGGTGAGCGGCACCTCCATATCTTGTTCATGACCGCAATGTGTACATTGAAATACTTGAGTTAAATCCACATTGGGCGAAGCCAATTTGACAGCCATTCTCAAATGACGAGAATCAATTGATGGTATGTTAAGAACCAAATAATTTATTGCATCAGCAGAAGTATCACCATTGACTGCAACAACAGTGTTTACAAGTTGTCTTGTAACAGTTTTCTCGTAGGACTTGGATTTTCTATCCTTTTCCATTCCGGAAAGTAACTTCTTCTCATCGGTACCATTTAAAAGCTTGAATGTTACTGTAACGCCTGTTCTGGGTAAAGTAATGTCAAATGTTCCATTTTCATTGTCTGTGATACCCGCATCTTGAAGCTCTTCTCCATGTTGTATCTCTGCCTCATTTAAATCGAAAGAATACTTTTGTTTTTCTTCGCAAGCAGGGCAAGTTACTTGCGTGGTGTACTCACTTCCATATCCCGAAACTCTACAAGCAATAACAATTGCATTTCTATCGCCAACCAATAGAGAATCAGGGTTAATCTTTCGATCAACTATAATATTCTGGATCACACGATCCAGCGCTACACCCTTTTTAAGAAGAGTTCTGGAAGTTAAAATATCCTCTTCTTTTGCGGTCATCTGCTTTATTTCAATGCTATCGGCATTGTGAAGCGGATGGTTTTCTGGGTAATATCTTCCTTTTGATGGTAATTCCACAAATTCAGTTGGAACTACGAAGGAAAACCCGTCCGATGCTGCATCTTGCAGTGCCTGCGGCGGAGGGCTTGTATCTACGTTCTGAGCGCCTGTACGCTCTTTATTTCTAGACAATATACACCTCTCGTTTTGTTTGTCTTATTATTAAATCTTGAAGAACTCGTTTCCACCACCAACAACTGCCGATGAGCCACCCGGCGCCTCAATGCGGGCCCAGTCGTAAACTAATGAAATCTGGACTGTCGAAAGCTCGGTATCTCCGTACGCAAGATCGCCGTAGTTTACACTAGTAATCCAAGCATTCCAAAGTGTCCAAGTCTCAAGCGGGTTACCGTTTGAATCAAATTGTGTGATAATAACTGTACCTAAAGCACCCACAGATTTAGCCTTTGACATTGTTGCCAAAGAATTTACATCAGTTGGGGGAGCGTAGCCTGAA